TGCGAGATTGAATCTCAATGCTCGCTCATATCCTGGTGGTAGTGTGATAGGGTCATCAAGACTAGTGAAGTTCAATAGTGGCTGACGAAGCCACAATACTACTTGTGTTCCTGCTGCGCCAATAGGGAATAGGGTTACCGTTCTGATAGGGTAGTTGCCATCATCATAGAATGCGAATGGAAATGTGCTTGTAGTATTCTTTACTGCGATAGATGCGTATTGGGCATCTGTCAAACTTTGCATTGCGATATCTAGTTGTCCTGGATCGCCAGGGCTTAGACGAGCTATCATATTTTCAATAGCCATTGGTCTATCTACGTTCCAATCTGCTCCAGTGCCAAGTGTGTAACTTGTGCTACCGTTCAGAGTGAATGTGTATTGGTTGATCGTGTAGATCATCAACCTGTTATTGCTCCACGATTGTTGCAGGGCATTGATAGCCTCTGTCAATACAGTCATGTCATCTGCTGTTGGGTTCTCACCGGCTTGAATAGCATTGATGAGTCTCAATGATCCTTTGAATAGCGTTCTTAGTGTTGGATCTGCCATAGACTCCTTGTATTATCAATATTTATCAGAAAGAAAGCCCGGCACGTTTTAAGTGCGGGCTTCTCTGCTTCATTGCTATTACGCAGCGAGAATGCCTAGGGCTTTCAATGCTGTTACGATATCGCCGACAGTGTAACCTGTTGCGCCTGCTGCGCCGTCCCAGGCTGAGTCTGACTTCGATGCGGTTCCGCTACCTGCTGCAAAGCCTGTAACGTTGCCTGTTGTGGCGTGTTGAACTGCGCCTGTGGTTCCATAGAATCCAACTGTTTCAGTGACTGAGGCTGCGACTTTTGTGCCGAATACGCCACCAGTGATAACGCCTGGATTGCTTGTACCTTCTACGTTTGGTGCTGACATTTTATGATTTCCTTAAGTTAGTTGTTTAGAACGGGGAATATTTCTACTCCCCTATCTTGATCAAGTTGTTGCAATACGGCAAGCAAGTTGCTCGTAAAGAGCGCCCCATGCCACATTTACGTCAAATCGCATGATTTCCTGCGATGTACGGATATCAGCTGCTTGCCAGACACGAACTGGAATACCAGTTTGGTCATCGGTAGCAACCTTAGCAATACCAACTGAAGGCATTTCAAGCAACTTAGCAGCCATCATGAACGCATCCTTATCGAATGCTAATGCATTTTGGGTTACTACTGTTGAAGCACCAAGAACAGTGATTGTGCTATCATCAACAGGCATGTTGGATACGTTCTGGAATCCACCTGTGCTGATAAGTGCTGGGCTCATTGTGATTGTGCTGTTACCGGAACCATCTGTAACTGTTGCTGTCTGTACTGCGAACTGTTGTAGGTTACCAAGTGTTGTCTTGGTTACTGGGTTCACTGCATAAACACCGGCGATTGTAAAGATATCACCAACATTCAATGTTGTTGTTGATGCTGTCCAACCATCTGTTACCAATGTGCCTGTCACCGACCATACTGCGTTGGCTGCTGGTACACCGTTTGTTACTGGAGTTCCACCATAAAGACCGTTTGTATGTGGAAGAACCAATTGGTTCATGAACACCATAAACGATGCATACGATCCTTGGTATCCATCTGTGTACATCTTAGCAATTTCAGCTTGTGGGTTAAACAATGCTGAGTTACCATCTGTCATTACACCGTTGAAGTCTGGATCATTTAGTAGAGTCTTACGACCGCTTGTCTTTGGTGCTGCATTCTTGTTCAATAGAGCAAGTGCTTGAGCAACCTTAGTGCGGCTTGTTGCGCCTGTTAGTAGAGTGCCTGGAGTTCCAACTGCATTGTAAACCTTAGTAATAAGTGCTTGACCTTCGCCTTCGATCTTGCTAGCAAGAACGTTTGCGCTTGGTTGGGCAACCTTACTGAAGTAGTCTTCAACTGAGAATGTTAGTTCCTGTGAAGTCAATGCGTATGAAACTTGGAATGGTAATCCAAATGTCAATGGCGAATATGTTTCTGTAATAGCTTGAATGTCGATTACGGCACCAGTTGATGCTGTAGGACGAGTAGGTCTACGAACGTTGAATGTTTGGCCGATTTGGGCTGATTTTACGCCGAAATCACTGTCAAATTCACGGTTTACGCGCTTGACTAGGTCAAGTTCGTTACCCAATACCATTGCGAACTCGCGAGAGATGGCGCTAATGGTGTCTAATGTATTGGCTGTCATGTTAAGTTTCCTTTGTTAAAAACGTTTCTTTTGCTTTTCCCGTATTGCGCGGTGCTCAGCCTGTGTCAGATTTCTATCTGTAATGGACTTCACAACTACCGCAGAACCATTTTCTTTAGTGATCGGCACTGGTGCCTTACTAACCTTTGGTTCCTTTGCTACCGGAGCAGCATTCCCTTTTAATTTGTCTTCCAACTTACCTAGTTCAATATTTCTACGGTGAGATGGTAGAGCAATAATACGTTCCATTTCAGTTTCACTCGTTGCCAAATAATGGACAAGTTGTGGACCTACTTCAGATTCAAACGCTATTACACTAAGTTCTGGAACATTTTCGTTTTTGTAAGTGTTGATAAAATCTTGCACTACTTTTTCGAAATCAGGAGTCTTTTTCACAAACTCAGTTACACGTTCTTGATAGGTATTGTGTACCTTTTCAATATGTGTTCGCTGTGCTTGATCCTTTAACTTCTGATCAATCTTCCAATCTGTTAATGCGTCTGTAAAGGTTTCAACGTCATTGTAGTCTGAGAAGGATGGCTTGTCACTTGCTGCCTGTGATTGAACTCCTGGGTCAACAGTTCCGGCTTTCGCCATTGCTGCGTTTCTCCAATATTCAATCTCTGACTGGGCATTTGCGCGTTCTTGTGCCTTGGCTCTTTCAAGCCTCTTTCCAATCCACTTTGAAGTATCACCTTCATTCGTATTACCATTTTTACCATTCTCGTCCTGAGTGGTGGAACCAGTTTGGTCTTCGGTTCCTTCTTCTGTAGCTGCTTGGGCTTCAGTTGTGCTTTTGGCACTTTCATCATCTGTCGTTTCATTTGCCTGGCCGGGCTCTTGTTGCGTAGATAATACAGCGGACGTTTCAACAACGGGACTATCATTTGACATAACCAATTCCTTTCGAATATTGTGACCGAGTGTAAGGCACTCGTACCTTTAGTCTATTTATCTCTTTTCTTTTATTCCAGAGGTCTTTCGTTACCTAATCCGGATGGTGGGCTTGCCATTTCAGACATCGTGGCTCCATCAGGAGCATCCATATCACCAATACCCAATTCACCTTCACCTGGACGCATAGTAGCAACTCTTTCAATATGTTCGCGTTGCTTTTCAAAGATTCCGTGATCCATATCAGACATCGCTTTGACACCCATCATAGACAACTTAGCCTCTTCAATCTTTAGTTGTGATTGCTGAATAACAAGTTCTTGTTCTTTGATTAGGAATTCTAGTTCAGTTTTCTGCTCTTGCAATTCGAAACCCTTAGACTTGAGTTTGAAGTCCATCTCTGCCTTAACCATATCAATCTGCTTATCCATCTTGATAAGTTTGTTCTCTTGCTTGCTTATGTTAAGTTCTTGGTTGAGTTCCTGTCCAACTTGCTTGGTAACTTGAAGTTCTTCTTGAATTGCTTGTAGTTGTTGCTTCAACTGAATAACAACTTGTTCTGGTTCCATCTTGTTGCCTGTGCTGCTGGCTTCCAATACCTTTGGATCTACCATTGCTCTTGCTCGTGCTGCGATTTCCTTAGCACCTGGGATATCCATATTGATAATAGCGAGATCTGCGAGGTTCTGTGCCATTACTGGGCTTAGTCCCATAATCTCTGTTACTGCCATTACTGCTTCTTGACGCTTGGTTCCAAAGGATGGACCTGTCTGAATACTTACAGCATACGAACCCTTGGATAGATCGTGTTCAATAGTTCCATCCTCGCCAGCTGTATTGATGTTCTCTGAACGCTTCTCACCTGAAATATTTACTGCTTGGATTGTTCTTGCTGTGTCATACACGATAGGCAGGCCTTCAACAATAATACAGATAGCATGTTCAATGCTTTTCGCAATGTTATCATAGAAGTGATAGTTGCTGTTGTACGCTTGTGATTGGCGTGCTAATATTGCCTTACCACTCTCTGGGGCTACCGTTTGGTTGCTTGGGTCAAATGTTCCAAATGTGCGTTGTAGGCTGTTCTCTGCCTGTGCTACTAGGTTTGACATATTCTGAATAGGAACTTCACCCAAATCTCTTGTTGGTGGTGGAGCACCTTCATCCTTATTGTATGTCATAAATGCTTGATTAGAAACGTTTACGTTAGCCCACTCTTG